CTTCGAGGCTTGTACCGCCGCGCTGCAATGGGAGCGCAACAACATCAACTCGGCAGCTCAGCGCAGAAAGGAGAACGAAAATGTCTGACCTTGTCCTGTTGCACCATAACGAACCGATGACCACCTCGCTGGCGATTGCTGCCGGAACGGATAACGAGCATGGATCTGTAATGTTGCTCATCCGAAAATACATTGATGAGATTCAGCAATTCGGAAAGGTAAGTTTTGAGGTTGCCCCAGAAGGTAATTCGCGATTTGAAATCTCAGGAACGGTAGTTGAAGTCAAAAATCCGAGAGATAAAGCGGGAAGGCCGACGGAAATAGCGTTTTTAAATGAAGGTCAATCGACATTGCTTGTTACGTTGATGCGCAACTCCGAAATCGTGGTGCGCTTCAAGGTTTCCCTGGTCAAGGCCTTCTACGAGATGCGTGATCGCCTGACCGCACCTCGGCAGCCGGCATTCTCGGCCGTCGATCACCGTGCCGACGTTCTGGTGTCGGCGGATCGTACCTTCCGGGCTGTTCTCCGCTCCGCACGGGCGGCCGGTGCGCGATTCACGGAAGCGCTGGCGCGGGCCAACGAAGTCACGGTGCAGGAAACCGGCGTCGACATGCTGGCGCAGATCGGTCCGATCGAGCGACCGGTGTCCGTGCGGGCGGACCCGGTTGAATCCGGCATTGCTGAGTGGGTGAAGCAGGCCGGTGACGGCCCCTATCCGATGGCGGAGATCCTTCGGCAAGCCTTTGGTCTGGAAGCCGATGCGCGTGACTACGGACGAATTACCGTGATGGCGGCCAACGCATTGCGGGCAGCGGGGTTCATTTCACGAAAACGACGCCTGGGCGGTCCGCCAAGGAGTTATTGGGAGCGCGCGGCCTGATGGCAACCCTCGCCGATCTCCAGGCCGAACGCGAAGCACTGCGCGCGGCGCAGGCCAAGGCCGATTTCGAGTCCGCGCAGGCTGAAACCTGCTCGCAGGCCGACCTGCTGGCTGCTGCAGATGCGGTGCGCACGGTGCTGCTCGACGCGCTCGACGGCCTGGCGGATCGCATGATCGATGCGATTCACGGCGAAACCGACGAGACGCGGGTGCATTACCTGATGTCGGAAACGGCGCACGAGCTGCTGGCGCGCATCGGCGCCGAGGCGGCGCGAGTGTCATCGATGCTGCCGGTGGTCGGCGAGCAGGTGCGGCGCGGGGTGAAGCCGCGCGACCTGCTTACCGTCAGCCAGTGGGCCGACCGTCATCGCGAGCTGAAGAGCGGAACGAATGCGCCGGGGCGCTGGCGCACGGCGCTTACGCCCTACCTGGAAGAGATCATGGACGCGCTGAGCGAGCACAGCCCGGTGCGCCAGGTCACCTTCATCAAATCATCCGGCGTCGGCGGCACCGAAGGGTTGTACAACTGGCTCGGCTACATCATGCACCACCTGCAGAACAAGGATCTGCTGGTCGTCGTGCCGACGCTGGAGCTACGGGACAGATCCTTCAACCCGCGCCTGGCGAAGATGCTCGACGAATCCGCGGCGCTCGCCGAGCTTGTCAGCCGCGCCAGCCGCAACAAGAGCAACCGCGGCGACCTGCTTGAGTACGGCGCGCGGGCGCGCATCATCAAGGCCGGCGCGAACTCGCCGGATTCGCTGCGTTCCGATCACCTGCCCTACGTCATCTGCGACGAGGTCGATGCGTTTCCGTGGGACGTCGGCGGCGAAGGCGACCCGATGACACTGATTGAGAACCGGCAGCGCACCTTCAGCCGGGCGAAGACTTACCTGTGCAGCACGCCGACCAAGGAAGGCGCCAGCCGCATCTCGCAGCAGTACGAGCGCAGCGACCAGCGGCGCTATTACGTGCCCTGCCCGCACTGCGGAGAATTTCAGCATCTCGAATGGGGTGGGAAGGACATCCCGCACGGCCTCAAGTTCCGCCGCGCGCCGTGTCAGGATGGCGATGCCGGCCCGGACGCCGTGATTGCGGCATGGTACGTCTGCAAGGAGTGCGGTGCTGAAATCGACGAAGGCCATAAATCGGACATGCTGGCGAAGGGCCGCTGGATCGCCGCGCGACCGCATATCAAGCATCATCGCGGCTACCACATCAATGCGCTGTACGCGCCCATTGGACTCGGCTTGTCGTGGGTCAAGATTGCGCAGAAGTGGCTGGATTCGCAGGGTGATTCGTCAGAGCTGAAGGCATTCGCCAACACCTACCTTGGCGAAGTGTTCCGCGAGGAAGGCGACAGTATCGAGAACATCAGCTTGATTTCGAGGCTGGAGGTCTATGCAGACCGTCTGCCTGTGCGGCTGCGCGCGGCCGGCGTCGATGTGCAGAAGGACCGCATTGAGCTGACTGTTGTCGATTTTGGAAAGGATGAGGAAGGCTGGGTGCGCGACCACATCATCATTCCGGGCGACACCGATCATCAGGACGTCTGGGATGAGCTCGGTGCCGTACTTGTAGACATCGGCGTCAAGGTCGCGGCAGTCGATTCCGGTTTTCGAGCCGACAAGGTTTACGCTTTCGTCGAGAAGCGGAAATGGTGTTTTGCGACGAAGGGCGTACCGGGCATGGCTCGTCCGCTGGTCGAGGATGCGAAAAAACGCACGCAACGCATGCGCGTCAAGCGCAAGCGCGGAATTCCTGTCGAGCCGGTCGGCGTCGATGGCGGAAAGGGTCTGCTGTATTCGCGCCTGAAGATCGTCGAGCCTGGGCCTGGGTATGTTCATTTCCCGCAGGAGCCGGCATTCGACGATGAGTATTTCGCGCAGCTTGCCGCAGAGAAGCTGGTGCCAAAATTCAAGGGGCATCGTCCGATCTATGAATGGGTGCAAATGCGTCCGCGCAACGAGGCGCTGGACTGCCTGCTGCTGGCGCTGGTGGCGTGCCGTTTGTCTGGGGTGAATCTGTCGGCGCCGGTTTGTGGTGAGGTTGACTCTGTGTCCGGCAGCGACAATCTTCTCTCCGGCTGGGCCAGGGGATGACTGAGAAGGAGAAAGACATCGTTGCCGATCTGCTTGGTCGTGCCGAGCGGGCCGTTCGGGAATTTGTCGAGCGGCCTGAGTTTGCGCAGATGCTGGTCGAACTGTCGCGGAGCGGTGGCGGTCTTGAACAGCGGGTGGCAGACAGCCTGGCGGAGCAGATCCGCAATCAGGACGGCGCAGCTCGGCAACATTGGGGGAGATGCGACGTGTATGTGCCGGCCAAATCGCCGGTGAAGGATGACGCGAAACGGCGGGCGCTTGAAGAGGCACGCCGCAGCGGGCGGGTCGAAGCTGCTGGTAGCCGGCATGGCATCAGCCGGTCGTCGATGTACCGGTTGTTGAGAGGAAAGTGACTCCAGAAGTTTGTCCCAAACACCCCTGAAATGGGACAGCCGCCACCCGTAATGTGCGCTCATCGTACAAAACAGGTGTCGAAATGGCAGGCATCACACTGGCTCAGGCGCAGACCAAACTCGATGAGTATCTCGCCGCCGAAACCAAGGTATTGAAGGGGCAGTCGGTCACGATTGACGGCGAAACGCTGACGCGGGCGAATCTCGACTCCATCCAGCGCGGGATCGATGCGTGGAACAAGCGCGTGCAGAATCTCAGCGCGGCCTCTCAGGGCCGTGGCCGGGCGCGCACCGTGGCGCCCGGGTGGTGAGCGTGGCGCCCAAGATCAAGCTCAATGTACTCGACCGCATGATTGCGGAGGTCGCGCCGATCTGGGGCGCCCGGCGCATGAAGGCGCGCGGTGTGATGGCGCTGGCTGGCGGCTATTTCGGCGGCGGGAAAACGAATCGCCCGGCGCTTTCAGGCTGGAACCCGGGCGCGGCCGATGCCGACGGCGATATTTCTCCCGACCTGGCTGACTTGCGCGCCTACTCGCGCGATCTGGCGCGTACTTCGGCGCTGGCCGGCGGTGCGATCAATACGGTGGTCACCAATGTGGTCGGCACGGGTCTGGCCATGCAGCCGACGCCGGATGCAGCTTTCCTGAATTTGAATGAGGAGGCGGAATCGCGGTGGATCGATGCTGTCGACCGTGAATGGAAGCTGTGGGCAGAAACGCCCGAATGCGACATCACCCGCGCACAGAATTTCTACGGGCTGCAATCGTTGATCTTCCGCTCGGTGCTTGAGTCCGGCGACTGTTTCGTGATCCCGACCATGGAAGGGAAAGGCAGTGCCTACAAGCTGGCGTTGCAGGTCATCGAGGCCGACCGGATCTGCAATCCGAATTTTTCACCCGACACCGACCGGATGGTGCATGGCGTCGAGATGGATGAGTTCGGCGCACCAGTGGCCTACCACATCTGCAACAAACACCCGGGCGCGCGGCAGCGGCAGGGGCTGAAATGGACGCGTGTGCCGGCGTTTCAACAAAATGGCCGGCGCAATGTACTGCACGTTTTCGAACGCCGGCGACCTGGTCAGACGCGCGGCGTGCCGTATCTGGCCGGCGTGATCGAGCCGCTCAAGCAGCTCAAGCGGTATTCGGATGCTGAAATCAGCGCGGCCGTGATTTCGGCGGCCTTTGCCGTGTTCGTGAAAATGGACCCGGAGGCGTTTTCGACGTTGTTCGATGAAACTTCTGGCTCGACCTATCTCAATGCCGCGAAGAAGTGGGATGGCAGCGTGCCGACGGCCAGCATGGATTCTTCCGGCAAGGCGGTCAATCTGCTTCCCGGCGAATCCATCGACGCGCCTGATCTTGGCCGGCCGAATGCGCAATTCGATCCGTTTTTTCTGGCCGTCTGCAAACAGATCGGCGCGATGCTTGAATTGCCGGTCGAGGTGCTGCTGAAGCATTTCAACGCCAGCTACTCGGCCTCGCGCGCCGCCCTGCTCGATGCCTGGCGATTCTTCCGTGGCCGTCGCGATTTTCTGGCGACGGCGTTCTGCACGCCGGTGCATGGCTTGTGGTTCGAGGAAGCAGCGGCGATCGGTCGTGTGAGTGCCCCCGGTTTCTTTGCCGACCCTGCCTGGCGCCGGGCATGGAGTGCCGCCGTCTGGACGGGCGACGGTCCCGGCAGCATCGATCCAATGAAGGAGGCGAATGCCGCTGAAAAGCGAATCGACCTCGAAATCAGCACGCGCGCCGATGAGTCGCTGCAATACGACGGCGTGCCATGGAAGATCAAACACCGGCAACGTGCCCGTGAAGAGGCCGCCCGCCGGAACGATCAGACGGGAAAAGAGACGGCCAGTGCATTGCCGGCCGATGTGTCACATGAGCAGGACCCTGAAGATCAGCAAGAAGACTCTAACGATCCTGCGAAATTGTCCCAAACACCCCTGAAATGAGACAGCCGGAACCTGAAAAATCGCCATCATGAGCACGCCCATCCAGATCACAATCGATCGTCCGCAGGCCACAGAGACGCCGCCGGCCGCCAGTCAGGCGCCGGAATCCCAGGCAGATCGCCGTGTCAGCGCTTTCGATCTTGTCGCGGCGACGCCTTGGGCGATTACGCCCGACATGCTCGACACGATCCGCTCGATTTCCCTTCGCGAAGGTGAAGGCGTCGAGGCCGTGCAGGCGCGTCTGGGTCGTCCGCTGCAGAACACGCGCAGCGTAACCCTGCGCGGCAGCACGGCGATCGTGCCGGTCACCGGGCCGATCTTCCGTTACGCCAACCTGATGACGGAAATTTCAGGCGCGACCAGCCTCGACATGCTGGCCAAGGATTTCACGGCGGCGCTGGATAACCCGACGGTGTCTGCCATTGTGCTCGACATCAATTCGCCAGGTGGTCAGGTCACCGGAATTTCAGAATTTGCCGCCCTGGTGCGCGCCGCCACCAAGCCGGTCGTCGCCTATGTCGACGGCATGGCTGCCAGCGCCGCCTACTGGATCGCCGCTGCCGCCTCTGATGTCGTCATGTCCAAGAGCGCGATGGCCGGTAATGTCGGCGCCGTGCTGACCATCGACAAGCGGAAAGACCCGACCAAGGCCGAGATCGTCAGCAGCCAGTCGCCGAACAAGCGACCGGATGCCGAGACCGATTCCGGTCTTGCGCAGATTCAATCAATGATCGACGGAATCGCGCAAGTCTTCATCGAGGATGTCGCCATCTTCCGTGGCAAGACGCCCGATCAGGTCATCAACGACTGGAACGGCGGCGCGGTGTTCATCGGCGCCGAAGCCGTCGCGCGCGGTCTCGCCGATCGCGTCGGAACGATGGAAGAAGTCATTGCCGGGCTGGCCGGCAAGCATCAATCGAAACCAGCAACCCCTCAATTTCAAGGAGCAAGTGCCATGAATCTGGAAGAACTGCGCGCCGCGCATCCGGACTTGTGCTGCGCCCTGGTGGAGGAGGGCCGCATTGCCGGCGCCGCCGCCGAGCGTCAGCGAATTCTGGACATCGAATCACAGGCATTGCCCGGTCACGAGGCGCTGATCGCGCAACTCAAGGCCGACGGCAAGACCACCGGCGCCGAAGCCGCCACCGCCATCGTCAAGGCCGAGCGTGAAATCTGCGCCGACCGCGCCCGCCAGTTGTCGGCTGGTGCGCAAAAACCTGTCGATCATGCCGCTGCGCCCGTCGATACGCCAGCCGCCGAGGACAAGAACCTGCCGGTGGAAGAACGCGCGAAGGCCAAGTGGGATTCGGATGCCGCTCTGCGCGCCGAGTTCCAGACGCTGGGCGCCTACACCGCCTATCTGAAAAACCATGAAGCCGGCCGCGCCCGCGTGCTCGGCGCGAAATAAGGAGAAAGACCATGGCCACACTTGCAGCCGACAAGGCCCGCGACTTCCAGTTGGGCGATCTCGAAGAATACCCGGTGATCGCATCGGACATCATCTATGAAGGCGCTGCCGTTGGCGAGAATGGTTCGGGTTATGCCCGTCCGCTGGCCGCCGGTGACCGCTTTCTCGGTTTCGCCCAGCGCGGTGCCGACAATTCGGCTGGTGCCGCCGGCGCCATCAATGTCGTCGTGCTGCCCCGCGGTCGCGCCAAGCTGGCGATTTCCGGTCTGGCGATCACGGCGAACGACCGCCCGGCGGTCTACGCCTCCGACGATGACACCTTCACCCTGACGGCCACCTCGAACAGCCTCATCGGTTTCGTGAGCCGCTGGGTCGAATCCGGCGTCGGCATCGTCGAATTCGATTCCGCCATTGCGGGCACCGCGCTCGCTGGCCATACCCACGCCTGACAGGAGACGACATCATGGGTGCAGCAACGCTTTCTTCCCGCGCCATCATCGGCGAGTTCTACAACACGCTGGAGCAGAACACCGGCGCGATCTGGGTGCCTGGCGTCTCGGCAATGTTCGAGAGCAACCAGGAGTCAGAAACCTACAAGTGGCTCGGCATGGCGCCGGCCATGCGCGAATGGGTCGGCGGTCGTCATGCCAAGGGCTTCCGCGAGAATGGCATTACCATCGTCAACAAGACTTTCGAGGCGACCCTCGAAGTCCTGTTGAACGAGATGCGCCGCGACAAGACCGGGCAGATCATGGTTCGCGTCCGTGAGCTGGCAGAGCGCACGAATGCGCATTGGGCGAAGCTGCTCAGTTCGTTGATCGTGAATGCCGAATCTGCGGTGTGTTACGACGGCCAGTATTTCTTCGACACGGATCACAGCGAAGGCGATTCCGGCACGCAGAGCAACGACATCCAGAGCAACATCGCCACCACCACGGCGCCGACGGCGGCCGAGATGGAAACCGCCATCCTGAAAACCGTCGAGCAACTGCTCGGCTTCAAGGATGACCAGGGCGAGCCGATGAACGAGGAGGCCATGCGCTTCCTGGTCATGGTGCCGGTGCCGTTCATGGCTGCCACCGCTGCGGCGTTGAAGAATCCGGTGATCGTCGATGGCTCGGGCAGCCGTACCAACACCATCACCAACCTCGGCGGATTCCAGTTCGAGATGGCGGTAAACCCGCGCCTGAGCTGGACGGAGAAATTCGCCGTGTTCCGCACCGACGGCCAGACCAAGCCTTTCATCCGCCAGGAAGAGGAAGGCGTCACTGTCAGCGCCATCGCCGAAGGTTCGGAACTTGAGTTCAACGAGAACATTCACCGCTACGGCGTCAAGGCGATCCGAAATGTCGGCTACGGTTACTGGCAGCACGCCTGCCTGACCACGTTCATCTGATCGGGGTTGGCGATGAAATACCTCATCGTTTCAGCCATTACGCTCAACCCGGGCCTTGTGCTCGGGTTGTCGGATGAACAGGCCGCCGCGCGCAAGCACGCGGTGCAACCGCTTGGCAAAGGCAAGTACGAAGTGATTTCTCCGGTGCAGTTCAAGGCTGGCGAGACGATTCATACCGATGCCGAGTTGCCGAAGGCGCTGGCCAATGCGGTCGAGCAGGCCGCGCGCAAGAATGGAAAAGCAGCGCCGGAGGCACCTGTCGCGCCTTCTGCGTCTGACTCTTCGCAGGATCAACCGCAAGACGCACCACAGGCGCCGGCACAGGGCTGACCATGGCGCTCGACGCGGACGACATCGATGCGTTTCTCGATCCGGACATGCCGGGCTATGTGACGACCGTCCTCTGGACGCCTGTCGCCGGCCCGGGCGGATCGTTTTCCGCTCGATTCAAGGCCGTGTCGTCGAGCATTCTGGGCGGCATGGTGTCGGCCGCCGAGCCGGCGCTGATGTTTGCCACTGTCGATGCGCCTGAATTGTCGAGCGGAGATTCGGTGCGCGTTGATGGCATCGATTACGACGTGCGCGATGTCCTGCCGTTTTGCGATGGCAAGATCACGCGCGCATTGATGAGGCCGACGCCATGAGCAGCATTCGCCTGCAGGTCGTCGATGCCATTGCCGCATCGCTGGCGACAGCGACGGGGCTCAAGCTCTACCGGAATCTCGATCATGCAGTCAGCGAGCGCCGCCTGCCTGCGCTTGTCGTGCGATCCGGAGAGGATCGCACGCTTGGTCAGACCATCGGTCAGATCGACCAGCAGGCCGAAATTGGAATTTCTATTCTGGTGGCCTGCAATGCGTCTCCAGAAACGGAGGCCGATCCGCATGAATGCAGCATCCATGCCGCCTTGATGGCATCACCGATTTTCGGCGGCATCAGTGTGTTGATGGAGCGTATTGGCGGGAATTGGTCGTTCGATCTTGGCGACACTGCAGAACGCACACTGATCTATCGGTTCGGCTACCGGACCGCCGTCACCAATCTGGAAACCTGACAAGAACTCGATCAACGATTAACGATCAATTCCCGGCCGAATGCCGGTGAACCTCAAGGAAGGGAGCAGCAATCATGGCACGTTATACCCGCAACACTGTTATCCTCGCAAAAATCGAAACCACGCCGGGTGTCGATGCTTCGCCGACCGGCGCATCGAATGCGGTGCTGATCTCGAACATGACGATCAACCCGCTCAATGCGCAGAATGTGCCGCGTGACGTGATTCGCGGGTACTTCGGCGGCAGCGAGCAACTGGTTGGCAATGCCTACCTCGAAGTGACATTCGATGTCGAAGTGGCCGGCGCCGGTGCCGCAGGCGATGTGCCCGCCTGGGGGCCGCTGCTGCGTGCCTGCGCGTTCGACGAGACGATCGATGTCGGCGTGTCGGTCGACTACACGCCGGTGTCCACCGGCATCGAATCGCTGACGATCTACTACTACGACGACGGCGCCCTGCACAAGCTGCTGATGTCGCGCGGCGATGTGTCGATCAAGCTTGGCAGCGGCGAGCGTCCGCTGTTCAGCTTCCGCTTCATGGGCCTCGATGGCGGCCTGACGGCGGCGGCCAATGCCACGCCGGATACCTCCGGCTTCGTCACGCCGCTGGCGGTGACCGATCCGAACACCGGCAACCTGCTCTTTGGCTGCACCTACGCCACGGCGGCGCTGTCGGGTGGTACCTCCTACGCTTCCCGCGGCCTGCAGCTCGCGCTGGGCAACCAGCTTGCGCACATCCCGCTGCTCGGTGGCGAGAGCATCGAGGTGACGAACCGCGATGTCTCCGGTAGCTGCGAGCTCGACCTGACGCCGGCGCAGGAAGTGACCTTCATGAGCAACGTCAAGGCCAACACCACCACCAGCGTCGGCCTGCTGCATGGCACGACCGGCGGCAACAAGGTCATCGTGCATGCGCCGACGGTGCAGCTCATCAACCCGAAGAAGACGGACTTCAACGGCCGTCGCCTGATCGGCTACGACCTGCGCCTGATCCCGTCTTCGACGGGTAACGACGACTTGCGCATCGTCGCGTTCTGAGGGGCCTGGCCATGGGACTCAGGCTTGTTGCAAATCCGACTTTCAAGGGCCATGCCGACATCACGGTGGCGGATGAGGAAAAGCCTCAGCGCATCAATGTCGTCTGGAAGCACAAGACGCTCAAGCAGGTCACTGCGTGGTTCGAGGCGAACAAGGCCCGGACGTCGGCCGAAAGCATGGTCGAGATCATCGATAGCTGGGATGGGCCGACGGATGAAGACGACCAGCCGGTGCCATTCGATATCGACGCGCTGGAGCAGTTGCTCGATACGCACCCGGCCAGCGGCGGCGAGTTGGTCGCGGCATGGCTGGAGCAACTGACGGAGAGCCGTATAAAAAACTCGAAGGCGCTGCCCGGCAACTGATCGAAGGCAGCGCCGACGAGCCGCCAGACGATGAGGTGCTGGCGGCGTTTGGGGTCAGGTACGCGGGGAAAGGCGAGACGCATTTTGATGTCTGGCCTGAAAACATGAGCACGGTGGAGGTGTTTTCGGCGATGGGCTCGCAGTGGAATGTCGATTTTCATGGGAACCGGTTGAGCCTGCGCTATGAGGCGTTGCCGGTGACCATGGCCTGCTGCGGCATTAAAAAATCGCAGCGGCGCGACGTTTTCCAGGGTGTGCGCATCATGGAGCGCGCAGCGCTTGAGTTGTTCAGGAAGGGCCGCTGATGGCCGACAATTCCACCAAGATCGTCATCAGCGCCGACACCTCGGCGGCGACGACCTCGATCAAGAATTTTTCGGCGACCCTTGAGGGGCTGTCCGGCAAGGTGGCCGGCCTCAGCACCATGGCCGGCCATGTCGGCAGTGCGTTTGCGATTCTGGCGACCGGTGGCGCCGCCGCGGGCGGCCTGGGCGCTGTCGTCAAGGGCGCCATCGACGCCGCCGACAAACTGAACGATCTATCCCAGCAGGTCGGCATCTCCGTCAAGGCGCTGGCCGGCTACGAGCTGGCGGCCAACCAGTCCGGCACCAGCCTGGAAGCCATCGGCCGTGGCGTCAAGGGGCTGTCGCAGAACCTGCTCGAAAACGGCAAGGCGTTGTCGGCGGCCGGGATCACGGCCAAGGATGCCGACGGCGCGATGCGCCAGATCGCGGATCTGTTCTCGCAAATGCCGGATGGCATCGAGAAAACCACGCTGGCGACGAAGCTGTTCGGCAAGTCGGGCATGGAAATGATCCCCATG